GGCTTTAGCTAAATCTAGTGCCTTTAGTAGTTTCGGAAAGGGCATTAGTAGTTTTCAAAAAGATGGCGGAGTTAATACCGGAATGGCTGCCGCATCAGGGACAATTTTAGATTCAGCNACCTATTTTCCAAATGCTAGACCAACTATGTTTGCCTCTGGGGGAGTTGTTGCCGGGGAAGCCGGAAGTGAAGCTGTTTTGCCTTTAAAAAGAAACTCAAATGGTAAATTAGGCGTTGCGGCTTCTTTAAAGGGGGCAGGGCAGGGAGCAATAGTTATCCAACAACTTAATGTTTCAGTAGAAAAACAAAATGACCAAACTTCCGCAGAACAAGCTCAGGAGATAGGAAAAGCTGTTAAGTCCCAACTTAAAGCACTTATCTCTACAGAAATCGCAGGGGCCAAACGTTCTGGTGGTATACTTAACCCAACGCAACTACAAACTACATTCTAATGGCACAAACGCTTCCTTTAACAAATAAAATAACCAATAAGTCTACTAAAAAAGTAAAAAACAGAATATTAGAGGCTAAATTTGGTGATGGGTATAGGCAAGTAGCAAATGATGGTCTGAATAGTAGTATAGATACTTGGAAAATTCAATATGCTCCTTTATCTGGGGCTGAGCTAGCCACTTTGGATACTTTTCTATCTTCCGTAGGCGTAACTAACTGGTTTACTTGGGTGCCTATAGGAGAAACTATTACTAAAAAATGGAGAATAGACAAAGATTCTATTAACAGAAAACTACTAAACACGTCTACTTATATGGTATCATTCTCTATAACCCAATGCTTTGATTTAGGATAGTAAAGATGCCTACTCAACCTATTGCTGTTGAAGCAAATAAACTTAACCCAGATACTTATCTTGAATTATTTGATTTTGATGCCTCGGTTATTTTAGATAAAAACGGGAACCCAGGCACTATTTCCTATTACACCAATACACCTACTGGCGGAAATATGTCACCAATAACATGGAAGGGAAATAACTATTATCCATTGCCTTTTGAATTGCGAAATGTGGATAATAGAGGGGATGGTACTGCGCCTAACAGACCTACTATTTCTATTTCTAACGTAAATCAGTTTCTTTTAGCTGCAATACTTAGCTTAGGGGACCTTATAGGTATGCGGATTACCCGATGGAGAACTTTCCTTCGTTATACTGATAATGGAAGTACGCCTAACTCCCTTATGCACTACCCTACAGATGAATGGATAATTACGAAAAAAATGGCGCATAATAATACCGGTATTCAGTTTGAGATGTCTAATCCTTTAGATAGACCCGGCCTTAGGCTTCCAAGAAAACAAATCTTAAAAGACCAAGGATTTCCAGGCGTTTCAAGAGTTAGGCTTAGATGAAAAACTATAAAGAATTTAAAGAGCATGTATTATATTGTTATCCGCAAGAGGCTGTTGGGTATATTTATCAAAATAAATTTTGTCCCTTAGAAAATACGCATCCTGACCCCGTAAATAACTTCCAACTCTCTGAAAAAGACAGTTTTTACTTATGCAACCTACAAAACTATAGCTTACTTCATAGCCATACTATGGAATCTTTTAAAGATGACCCTAGAACCCCCTCCTACGAAGATATGCAATGCCAGAGCATGCTAAATGTTGAATTTGGTATAGTTCATTGTGACGGATTGGATATTTCTGATATACTATACTTTGGAAAACCTAAAAAAGATGACTTAATTGGTCGCACCTATGTCCATAATGTTTATGATTGTTTTACTTTGGCTAGGGATTTTTATTGGAAAGAAAAAGGAATTGACTTAGGGACTCATCCTAGACCTGCAGATTGGGAGAGTTGGGATGCCGGATACATAGAAAATAACTATAAAGACTTAGGTTTTTCAGATGTTAGCGCTGGAACTACTTTAAAAAGGGGGGATATTCTCTTATTTAATATAGCCTCTCGCTCAATAAATCATATTGGGGTCTTTATAAAGGAAGACATCTTTATCCATCATTTATATAATAGAAAATCTTGTGAGGATTCCGTTAATAAATGGAATAGACAGTTAGTAAAAGTTCTGAGGTTGAATTAAAATGGAAAGGCACTTATTTAAAGTCCGATTGTATGGTAGTCTAGCCAAGCAATTTGGGGATGATTGCATAGAAATTTATGCCAAAACTGTTAAAGAAGTTTTTCAAGGACTAAGCTCTCGGTTCGGAGATAAATTTAAGTCCACCATTCTTAACGGCAGTTGGTATATTACAAAAGATGATAAAGAATATACTAAAGATACCCCAGAAGAAGCAGATTCTTTTCTAACCGAAGAAGAAGTTGACCTCCCAATCCCTTCTGTTAATCTTAACGTATTTCCTGCTATTAACGGAAGTGGTGGTGGGGTTGGTAGAATTATATTGGGGGTTGTTCTTATTGTTGTTGCTGTTTTAATGTGGTGGAATCCTGGTGTTTGGTCGGCTGTTGTTGGGGCCGGTACTGCCTTTTCTGGTTCTACTATTGCTGCCGTTGCTGTTGCGGGGGTAACTTCTTTAGCAGGAGGAGTTATGCAACTTTTAACGAAGCCACCTTCTATGGGAGACTATTCTTCTGCTTCTGTAGATAGAAAACAAAGCTTTATTTTTAATGGAGTCGTTAATAATACTGAACAAGGGGTTCCTGTTCCTTTAGTTTACGGAGAACATTTAACAGGTTCTACTATCATTTCCGCTGGTATGGATGTCGAACAATTATAATGAGTAACTATTATTCAAAAGACTATAAATCTATCCCTGATAATGACCTTATCGAGAAAGATTCTGTCTCAGGAAGCGGAGGCGGGGGTTGTTTTCCTGCTGGGACGTTCGTTCGCACTACTCACGGCCATAAGCCTATCGAAAAATGCGAAAAAGGGGATTTTGTAATTGGCTACGATAAATCAGGTAAGTTAGACGCATCTTATGTAACTGAGTTAGTTATTCATGAAGCAGGGACTTACCAAGATAGTTTGTATTTCGTATACTCTAAAGAAGAATCTTTATTCCCTGAAGGAATAACAGGTAACCATGCAATATATGACATAGTTACTAATGAACATAAAGAAGTTTCTACTTTTAAAATTGGGGATAAAGTAACTCTTTCTACGGGAATAACTAAACCTATAACTAGGATAAATAGAATATCTAATCCCGATATTCCGGTTTATAACCTAATAGTTGAGCCTTCGCATACTTATTTAGTTGGTTCTCCTGATAAATGGGTAAAAGTCCATAATGGAGGAGGCGGAAAAGGTGGGCAAGCTAGAGCTGCTGTTGAGGCTCCAAATACCCTTCAAAGTTCTGCTATCGCTAAAGTCTTAGAAGTTATTTCTTATGGGGAAATTGAAGGGGTAGTCGGAGGGGCGAAAGGGGTCTACTTTGATAATACTGTTCTAGAAAATCCTGATGGTAGTTCTAACTTTCCGAATGCTACTTTCGACCAAAGAACAGGCTTACCCTCTCAAACCCATATTCCTGGATTTACTGATACCGAAGCAGAGGTACTAATTTCCCCTACAACTATAACCTCCCTAGGAGTAACCCAACAACTTGTAAGCCCTAATATAGACGCAGCTCGAATAACCATTAGATTGCCTGACGGCTTATGGAAACAAGTCAAAACTAATGGAGATTTAATAGGATATACTGTTTCTTATGCGATTTACACTAAAGACAGAAATTCTTCTACTTGGGGCCTTGCTCTATCTAAAACTATAAATGACAAAACTACTTCTGCTTGGGAAATAGCTCATAGAATACCTGCACCTGCTGGGTCTACTCTATGGGATGTTAAAGTGGTTCGCACATCTCCAGAAGATACTGGAGTTGATACTAAGTCAGTTATACAATTTGCTAGACTTACAGAGATAACAGAGGAAACTTTAACTTACAATAATATAGCCTATACCGGAATAACTATCCCAGCATCCACCACAGGAAATAGGATACCTGCTAGAGGCTTCCAGACCAGAGGCCTAAAAATACAAGTTCCTACAAATTATGACCCTATTTTAAGGACTTATGGAACAAATTATTGGGATGGCTCCTTTAAAACTGCTTGGACAGATAATCCTGCTTGGGTGCTTTATGACTTACTAACCCATCCCGAATATGGAATGGCTAATTTTCTAAACCAACCTGTGGATGTTGATATTTGGGCATTTTATGAAGCAAGTCTTTATAATGATTGTGCCACCTATACGGCGGGCTCTGGATATACTTATAATTTACTTCCAGATGGGGAAGGCGGGTTTGAAGTAAGATATACTTTCAATGCGGTTATCCAAACCCAACAAGATGCTTGGCAATTACTTCAAGCTGTTGCTAGTAATATGCGAGCTATTTTGGTAATGAAAGGCGGCCAAATTAGTTTACTTCAGGACAGGCCAAAACTCCCAAAAAGAATCATAAATAACACCAACGTTATTGACGGACTCTTTGTTTATTCAGGAACAGAAAGTACTTCTCGGGCAACCGCAATCAATTGTACCTTTAACGATAAAAAAGATAGATACCTTCCTGTCACGATATCAGAGCAAGACAATTCCGCAATAGCAAAGTATGGGTATTCCGTCAAAGATATAGTCGCCTACGGAGCAGTTAAAGAAAGTCAAGCTAGAAGAATGGCAAAATGGGCTTTGTATACTGAAACCCACCAATACGACCAAGTTTCATTTTCTATGTCTATAAATATTATGGATTTAGAAATAGGTGATGTTATCTCTATCATGGACGCAGATTATATATCTGATAATAATACGTACCTATCTGGTAGGGTTATCTCAGCTTCTGGCACTTCAGTTACTTTAGATAGAGTAGTTACCTTAGATGCAGGATATACTTATACTTTTGGGGTAATGTCCGTAAATTATGACAAAATAGAAGAATCTATTATAACCAATCCTGCAGGAACCACCGACACATTAACTCTTTCTACTGCCCTTCCGGCCGGCAATTATACTAATCATGAATTTTTTTGCTATTCCTCAGGTTATATTGAGCCTAGAGATTTCCTAATCCAATCTATTACAGAAAGTAGCAAAGGACTTTACGCTATCTCCGGAATATTCTATGACAAAAATAAATTCAATTATGTAGAACAAGGTTTAGTCGTAGTTCCTCCTAAATACACTAATCTTTTGGCTACTGTTCTCCCACCAGTATCTAATATTACTTTTTCTGAGGTATTTTTAAATACAGGGATTGTCTCCGCCAACCATATATCAGTTAATTGGTTATGGGATGAAAGTCATAATGTGCCCGACCAAGTAACTTTTTCTCTTAGATGGCGAAGAGACAACCGTCCGTATACTACTATCAATGATATTGCCGTAAAAAGCTATGATATTCCTTCTATAGTTCCTGGGGTTTACGAAGTTATAATAGAAGCCCAGAACATTCAGGGAAAGAAATCAGTTCCTACTTCCGCAACTTATCAATATAGGACAATTGCTGGACAATCTACCTTACTCCCCCCAGAAAACTTTTATGTTAAAAACACTACTGGAACAAGTTTTGTAGGTAACCATATCCCCCTTACTTGGACTTTCCCAGTTGCTAATGAGACTAAAACAGATACTTTACTTGACTATGTTCTTAAAGTAGTTAGTTCCGATGGGCTAACTATCTTATCTACTCATGTTATAAAACCTAATGAGAGTAAAGGCGGAAGTTTCGACTATACCTTCGAACAAAATGTAAATGATTTCTCCCTTCCTAGTCGGTCTGTCCTTTTTAGGCTCTATTCTAGAGATATGGTTGGTGATTTATCAGTAGCTGTTTCTGCCACCTTTACTAATCCAGTTCCGACAGCCCCTAATTTTACGGTTTTGTCTGGGCTTGGGTCTGTTTATGTAGATATTACTCCTACTGGGGAATCAGATGTCATTGGGTATATTATTTACAGAAGTACCACCAACGGATATACGCCTTCTCCTGCGAATATAGTCTATGATGGCCCAGATACTTATATAACTTTAAAAGGTGACCCCGGGGTTACTTACTATTATAGAGTAGCCGCATATGATTCCTTTGGAAGAACAGGGCTTAATATAGCTACTCAACAAAGCTCCACCGCTGCGGATGGGTCAGTTCCGGTCTGGGTTTTTGATGGACTTATATTTAAACCAAATGACCCCTCACCTAATTTAGTTAGTTGGACTGCGGGAAGTGCTAGTTTAAATGGTGGGGCCCCTATCCCAATAAATGCAGGTAATTCAACTACTGCTTGGACTTCAGGGATACAATACTTCTATTATGATGGAAGCAGTAACACCATTAGTGTAACAACTAGCTTAGCTGTGGCCGTTACCGGTACCATGGTTCTAGCAACTTATAAAGGAGGAACTAATTTAGTAGTCGGAAATGGAGATGCTTACGTTGATGGAAACTTAATCTTAGCTAATACAGTTGGTGCAAGTCAACTTGTTTCTAATAATGCCGTTATAACTAACACAGCTCAGATAGCCAATGCTGTTATTGGTAGTACTCATATACAAGATGGGGCAATAACTAATGCGAAGATAGGTAACTCTATTGAATCTACTAATTTTAATGGGAGTAATGGATGGGGAATATATAAAGGCGGGTCTGCATTCTTCAATAATATCCTTATCAGAGACCCTAATGGTAGGGTTATATTACAAAGCGGGTCTGGAGTAAACTGGGATGCAGTAACAGGTGCAGGAAAGCCTCAACCTTATGCAGATGTAACTAGCCAAAATACTGCCCTAAACATAGCTGGACAAGGTGCTTTCGCCACCCTAAATCAGATAAACTCAAGTAATGTAAGTACTTATATTGCTAATTTAGCTGTTGATACTTTACAAATTGCCGGAAATGCCGTAACCTTTCCAGAATCAGCCACGATTAACGGCCAATTAAACTTTCCCTCGGCGGTCGCTATAGATGTGTGCTCTCTTGTTGTATCCAATACTTCCAATGTTAGCATGACATTTTTAATAACTTTTGGGCTCTCCTTTACCTGTCGACACGTCTCGCTTCTTCCCTACACATATCTGCTCTGTAAATTAAATAGTTCCTTACATGGGGATGTATACCCTTGGGGCACTTGGGGTTTTAGTAACGGCGGCGCGTCTGGGGCAGCTTCCGCCACAATAAAAATAGTTTTATCCCCAGGGCAAACAACAACACTTATTTTATATGCAAAAGCTTATAATTTCGACTCAGGCCATTGTACTAACCGATTCATTACTTCTATGGGGGTTAAAAGATGAAGAATTATGCTTTTTATGATGCACAGGGTAAAATAACCCATATCTATTTTGGAAAATCCCCTGAGATACAAAAAGGTTCTTCTTATATTGTATGTGACGAGGGCGTTGTAGATACATTATGGTATATACCAGATGTTAATAATCCTACAATAGCAATTAGGCCCACTAACCCAACAACAATAGACAAAACAATAGTAACTGCAAATGGAATAGACGCAATAACTCTATCTAACATACCAACAAACTCAACAATAGAGATAAAGGGAGCAGGTCTAAACGTAAACCAAGTAGCTGCCAACCCAACGGAAACAATAACCTTCTCTGTAATAGGGACTTATACTATAAAAGTTACTTTATTTCCTTACTTAGACT